GCCAATGGTTGAGCTAAATATATATAATATAACCCATGATACAGTGCTTCAAAATTAAGATCCTCGGCGCACGGTGTTAAATCATTGCGACAAAGATATGGTAAACTAATAACATGTTCTTGACCCCCAGCTGTGTAAGTTAATAACGCGGAGGGTGCGTTGGCAATAGATTCATATGAAGGAACATTAGTCAAAACGTCTAATGTAGGATTATACATTTTAAGTACCCTTAACCTGACATTCTGTTTATTGTTCATCACTGACTCGATTGAAATCTCTAAATCGCCGCGCCAAGCACGATGTAACGAATGCATAAGTTCTAAATTATTAGCGCAGTATAGTATATTATTTGTATAATCTATACCACCCTGCATTGGCGAAATGGGTCTAATCCAATATAAAGTTCCAATTGGATCTGTCGATTTAACGACGAATGAGCCTACCAATTGCTTCTTATTAGTAACGAGAGTTGTGGACATCTCGTCCACGTCGGATCCAAAAATTGGAGATTGAACAGTTCTGTCGTACTGGGTATAGGGGTCCAATTTTTCAAAAAATTGTGGTGCATCAGCCGTATTTGGGAAATTTCTCGTGGCAAGAATATCCCTCTCAGCGATGGTCGAATTATTTGGATTATGTAACCCAATCCAGGAAAACAGGGAATTGGCAGCTTTATCAATGAAATCACCAGTTATTGTTTTTATTGGGGACATAATTGAATTCTTCAAACCCTCAGTGGCTTTTCCGAAAGATTGCGGAACCCATTTAACAAATCTTGGAGTTGGAACTACAACGTCCAAATTCTTAAAAATGGCTTCAATTGTTACGGTTAATTCCTGAGAAGAACCCTCAGATGGTGATAGCGGGTTCATAACAATTAAAGCGAAAGTTGCGTAGTTACCGTTAACCGGAACTATGTCTAACGTTGGAGTAGTTGTATCATCCATATCCAATGTTGCTAAATCGGCGTTACAATACCAGGGAACTGGTATAGTAATCGAAGTGGCTTCGTTAGCGTTCAAGGTTCCATGGGGTCCAGTAAGTGCATGATTAATAAGTTGAACCCCGGAAAGTGTGTTGACTCCAGGGGGTAACGGTGGTAATACCGCGGCTAAAATCTTTCCAGCGTGGGTAATTGTACCAGCTAAAGTAATGTTCAACTCCAAATTAGCTCTATACAAAGAACCTATTTTCATCGCATTCAATAATGATGGATTGGATCGAATAACGTCACCAGGTAAGTGTAATATATTACACGGTAAAATAGAATATCGCGTATCACTGGTTGTAAATTTAGTATTCCCAGCATAAAAAGGACGTTCAACAAAAGGTTTAACATCCACTCTAAAAGGCTCGGGTATGTCAACTTGTGTATACATATGGTTGGCGATCGAATCGGCAACGTGAATTTGATTTGAAGAAATCGAAGCTACAGTTGTTTTCAATTCTTCAGAGGATGTTTCGAAATCAGCTTGAGATTTCGCAAGAAATTTTTCATCTATATTTATTGGTTGTTGTTGTTGTGCAGTAATTGATGTTACACCCCTGCATTACTAACTAGGGGATTACTCCGATATTAAAATAACATGTCTGTGGCATCGCTGGGAGTAAGCGATTTATAACCCAATACATATTAAATAATGTTAACGTCATCACTCGGGTTTTTCAAAACCATAAAAACATTATTAACACAAAATAATAAAACTAATACATCTATTTACAGAATAATGACAAAAATATAACACAATATTTACAAATAACGAAATATAACTAAACTAACAATTTACGAAATTAAAAAGTATAATCAAATTTGTTCAACATCTCCAAAACTTTAGCATATCCATCCGGTGAAGTGAGAATAGACACAACACGAGCTTCGTCAAACAATTCTGTTGTATAACCGAGTTTTTCACCGTAAATGTTAGTTAAACTTCTGAATAACGCGGGGGAGTGCAAATAAGCCTCGACCTGCGATGCCCTCATTTTCCCGGCCATAGCTTCTTCATAGTTTGTATCGGTGCTAATCCACTGCGGGATACTAAGTATGGTATTTATCGATAAAGGTCCAACCCATTTTTCCAAAATGGGGTGGAATCTAAAATGCCTTTTGAGATAGGTCATTCGCTCCAAACTCTGTGAAGGTTTGGTAATTTCACTTTTATCTCCATTAGTGCATTTCATTCCTAACGATTCGAATACTTCTTTATATGTTAATAAATTAACATACTGCGATAAGTGCTTGGGAATACCGAACACTTTATCATCACCTGTAACTTCGGAATATATGTCTCGAAACAAGGCTACTGTAGGTTGAGGGTGTTTTCTATACAATACCAGAGCGTCTAATGCTCTATTGTACAAGCTATTTAATAACAAAGTAAGCCATGTTCCTGAAGGTAAACCGTGAGTAGTTGAGTACAGTTCATCGGATATAATGACAAGTGTTCTAATGATGCTCTTGGCGAGATAAGATTCCATATATTTAAATTCACCATCGTATTGTTCTAACATAACTTCTAGAATAGCTTCCATGATTAGAGCTACAAGCGAACCATCCCATTTAGCTGCATCCAAATCACCCGTCAAATCCATTGTCCGTAATTTCTTATACACGCGTTCCATATCAATATAGGGATTAAATCCATAACCAATACCATTCTCTGCTCGGTGTTTCTTCAGATATCTAGCCAAATTACCGAATATTCGTTTAGTGTACCAAATATTGGTTATTGGCATAACTCTTATCGTTCTAGGTTTATCGCGTTTATCCTGGTTTCTAAGTTCATCTACTTTAAAAACTTCTTTAGTCAAAAAATCTTTATAAATTAACTTGTCTTCGCGCACTCTTTGCTCAAATTCTTGACACTCTTTAACGAACTCCGGAGTTAAAGTCTTATTCTCAAAATCGAAATATTCATTCTTATTAGGATGACCATAACCGTTTGACGTATTTTTATTCAAAGGAGCGATATCTTCAGCTCCGAATGCGCACTCATCCACGGTTAGATCGTAATATTTCTCTTTAGGCATGAACTCTCTAATACAATCCTTAATAAACTTCAATTCTTCAAATGTAACTGCACCCTGATTGGCAAACGATTTCTTGGATAACTCTTTCAACGTTTTAGATGGATTTGGAATAATTGGAGGTCCTCTCTCGTCAATTTGGGTGGGAACTACTAATGGTTCATCAAGGGTTTTAATTACTTCTACCAAGTTTTTCATTTTCTCATTATTGTTCACATGGAATATTGATGGTACATTTTTAGTTTTCCCGCTAACGAACGGTTTCTCAATATCACCCGAATTATAGACTAATCTTACACCGGAAAAATTTTCTTTTGGCGTTGTATCAATATTAACGTCCAAAGGGTGACAAGCAAACATGTCCTGTCTGATCATGTCAGCGACATTAGCCGATGGGATGACACAAAAACCTTGCTTGCCATCACCGGCAGCGTGTATCGCAATAATATGACCATGAGAATTCAATATGAATGACCCGCATAATCCGCTACCTTCTATAGGTGTAAGTAAACCTGTATTCTCGGGATGTTTATAAGTCACATTGTCATAACCAGTGTACTCAACAGCTATTTCATTAGTAAATACGTTTTTATGAAACAATAAGTCCAAGCGACCTAATGAAGAATGCATTTGAATAACTGGGGTTACTTCCCTAGATTTAAATAAAGGAGTAGCTTTTGGATAAAATGGATGGAAATTCTTAAATTTACATACTCTAATATCACAACTGGCATAATCTGATATAGTAAAGAATTCAATATTTTCGACCTCAGCATGCTTATTTTGAAAATGCTCATAGGAGTTATACACGGTAATTATGCCTCTAGGAATACCTATGTGGCTATTGACCAAAAATCTATCGCCGGAAACGATTATATGGGTATAATGTTCAGTGTTAACTCCATCCTTAACCACAGCAAAT